ACCTGTGGCAGATGATGCACCGCAGTTACCTGTGGCAGATGATGCACCTTTGTAACCTGTGGCAGATGATGCACCGCAGTTACCTGTGGCAGATGATGCACCGCAGTCACCTGTGGCAGATGATGCACCTTTGTAACCTGTGGCAGATGATGCACCTTTGTCACCTGTGGCAGATGATGCACCGCAGTTACCTGTGGCAGATGATGCACCGTAGTCACCTGTGGCAGATGATGCACCTTTGTAACCTGTGGCAGATGATGCACCGTAGTCTTCATCACTTCCAGCTTCTTTTTTAACTCTGCTCATGGTAAAATCAATGGCTGCCTTTACCAGTCCAGCAACGTCCAGTCTTACACCGACCTTAATTTTTGTTGATGCAACCTTGGAATCATCTTCACCTCTGTCAAATTCACCGCTCTGCTCCACCTCATGGTAAACAGATTCGTTCGGCGAATAGTAACCAAGGCAATCCAGAGGATGTTCACAAGCATGGAATCCACTATGACAGGCATATGCTGCCTCCTCTTTGTACTCCTTACCTTCTTCGTACTGGAATCCACGGCAAGTCATGTCTTTGTTGAATCCTTTGTAACCCTTAATTACTTTTTCCATCCGTCATTTCCTCCACTTTCAAGCTCGCATCATCACTTCTGCGGAACATAATCAACTGACTGTCAACATCAGGAATCTTCCAAGGATCAAGGCTCTCGGTATCGTCAACCATGATAGGCAATTCCACACCACACCGCTTCTGAAACGCATTGCAAATGTCAATCTCCGTCAGAATCCTTGCTCCGTGGTTCATGTTCCGGCTGTAAGGCTCTCCACGGTATGTAAAGTCACAGCATTCTTCCGTGTCACCATTCACAAGAGGTCTGAACATCCGCACAGTGCAGAAAGAAAGATACTTGTTCACATCAGCTTCCAACAGTTCGTTCTTCTTCCGGCTGAATTTCTTTAACAGGTCAAGCTGTGCCTGCACATCTGTAATCTTCTGTGCAATGTTCTTCCGCTCCTGTTCCAGTTCTGTGATACGCCTATCCACACTCTCGTTAATGCTTACACTCGCCAAAGACTTATCAACCACGGAAATATCCTTGCGTATCTGCTCTTCATCACATTTTAACTGGAATCTAAGAAGATTCATGTCAGTGAATTTGTGCATGGCAGCTTCTTTCTCTGCAATCTGCGACTGAATAGCTTTGTATTCTTCTGTGTTGGAAATATCCACGCTTGCCGGAATGGAATTTAAGGCATTATCAGCAATGGAAACCTCTTTTTCCAACCGCTCCACTTCATCCTCGGTCTTTTTCAGTTCCTCACGCTTATGTTCCAGTTCTTCCTGATCCGCTTTGATATGGTCAGCACAGGAAGAACCCTCTTTGGTAATCAGTTCCAATTCATGTGCCTTATGCGTATCAAACTCCGTTCTTAACTGCTCTTTTTTCTCTTCCGGATATTCCTGTCCACAGTATGAGCAAATCAGAGAGTTTTCATCAAATTTAAGGCTTTTATTCAAATCCCAACTCTTCTTCAATTCCTGTCTCTTCTGCTCATACTGTGCTATACGCTTTTCCAGTTCCGTGATCTCTTCACGAATGGTATCTGCCTTAAGCAACTCTTTCTGATGCTCATTCTGAATCTGATTCAGTGTTGTGCGCTTATCTCTTCTGTCCGCATCCAGTTTTTCATTTGCTTTCTGCTGTAATGCACTCAACTGACCTTTTAACTCAATAATTCCATCAGAAAGCTTATCGTAGGACTTCATACTGTTCTGCGTATCTGTCTGCTGCTTAATGTTCTCTGACAGCTTATCCATTAAAGCTTTCTTTTTCAGTTCCAGATCCGCAAGGTCAATATCCACTCTCTGACGGCTCACCTCGTCAATACGGCTCGGAATTTCATCTAACAGATCCTGCAAGCCCTTAGTTCCATTTCTTCCCCTTGTGCCGTACAACTGCGTATTGCAACGCTTTTTCAGTTCATCAACAGTGCCGTCCTGCAGAACAGTCCTTAATGCTTCAAACTCCGGAAACTGATTGCAAATGTCATCATTACTGTGCTGACCAAACATATCAGCAAGAATGGCTCTCTGATCCGTGCCACCTTTCAGCAGAAGTGTCATGGCATTGATGCAAAGTGAAAACTTATCTTTTCCGCATACACTCTCTTCCAAAAATGCTTCAAAATCTGCTGCCTTTTTTGGAATATCATTCACATAGTAATCCGTGACATTGCCGGTAAACTCGCCTTTCTTATTGAAGTTCTGACGGCATACTTTTTTCAGAACCTTGTCTGTACCACCAATCTCCACGGTAACTTCTTCGGTAATATCTCCGTCAATGTCATTGCCGTCCTTATCGTGCGGTCTGATTCCGGTAATTTCTCTGCCGTTCTCGTCACGGCATCCAAAAATATACTGAATTGCTTTTTTGATTGTGGACTTACCGGTTTCATTCACCCCGGAAACCTCTGTCCGGTCGTATAAATTGGTGTCCACTACGTTAGAACCATAGAATTTGCAGAAATTCTGCAAAAAGATGTGCTTAATCCTCATTTTTTCTATCCTCCCAAAGATATAAATACAGTGAATTAACAAACATATAGATTGAGACCGGCTTGTCTGTCTCATTGATCTCCTTGTATAGCTCTGTGCTTGGGTTCATCTTATCTACAACCCATTTGATTGCGCTGTACACGCTTTTTTCATTTGTGCTGTGTTTCTCTCCGATAATCCGGTAGATTTCAGAAAGTCTTCTGTTTCGGTTCTCAAACATCAGCGTTTCAACCTCGATGATGTACTGAAATCCCGGCAAGTACTGTTTCAGCCCCAGTTCTACCAATATTTTTCTTATCTTCCTTTCCATTTCCTCACTCCTCCGGCTTTCAGTCTTCTGTTACGTGGATCATGTTGTCCTCTTCGCTGATATACAAGATTCCTGCATCTAACAGTCTTGCAATCAGAATCTCATTCGCACGGACGATGGGGATAATCTGTCGTTTCTGCATGAAAATACTCCTTTCCTAACCATTTTTTCTTCCCGGTATTGCGGTTTACAATTCTGTAATAGAATGCTGTTTCACGGTCAACTTCCCACTCTTTCGGACTGTAAAATATCTTTCCGATGCACCCTTTGACGGTAAACCGCTTTTTGGCACTCATACGGTATCCTCCGCAAGTTTTCCTTGATTCCACCTTGTTACATCGTTTAAATCATTCGCAGAAAAAGAAGTAGCACCATTAGTCCATGTAAATATTTTCCCACCTTCAAATTTTGCAAAATATCTAGGCTTCCAATGTCCACTGTCGGAATCTCTTACGAATACCTTTGTGTCCACAGGAACCTTCGACCAGTCAACAGGTGGTTCAACGTATTCCTGTTCCGCCCATTCTTTGAACCTTTCCCTGCATCTGCTTTTATCACTCCATGCGCAATCGGAACAAAGTATTACATTGCAATCACATAACTTTCCTTCTTTGTCCACAGCTATCTCTATACTATCAAGTGCCATGTCAATAATCTGTTCCGCATACTTCTCTCTGTTCGTCATTTTCCATTCATCCTTTCCAGTTCTGCGCTCCTGGTTAATATCCAGTCTGCGTAATCACTTAATTCTGTCTTTGTAGATGCGTTTTTCTCTCCGTGGTAAACCATGAGTACAATTCCTACATCACAGTACTTTTCAAACAATTCCGACAAGTAGTCGGCTCCCACATGGATATTGCCGTCCACGGAGTAGATGTCCGTCACTCCCAAACGCTCCATGCGGTCTTTATGCCATCTGTCAGAAATCTGCATCAGACCTTTGCAACCGCCACTTTCCACATCCGGTCTGCCGGAAGATTCTTTCTCGATCATTGCCATGAGCATTTCCGGGCAGATGCCGTATTCCTCACCGTACTTTACACACGATTCCTGTGCTTCCTCGGAGATAAAACTGCCGGATGGCTGTGCTGTGGATGTAAATGTGATGGAGAGTGCTATTATAATAGGAAGAAACAGCTTCAATGTTGTTCTCATATCACTACTTACCTTTCTGTTAAAATTCTTCCATCTTGGAAGACATACAGACTTTTTACTTTGAAAAATTCTGATTCTTCTAATTCCAAATCATTACAGTATAAATAGTGTGCTCCGGTTTTTTCATCGTTTTCTCCAAAAACATCATCTGTATAATACAAAACCATTGAAGAAAATTCTTTTATGTCATTTTCCGTAACAGGTCTGAGAAGAAGCTTTGATTCTTCCTCTTCATTTGCATGGTCAATGATTGCAATGTGTTGTCCATCTAAACAATCATCCCTTAAGTAAACAGCAACATTTCGTTCATTGCTTTCAAACCATACAACGACTTCTGCATCATCAGCGTTGGAATTTACATCCGAAACAGTAAGCCCTACCAAATCCCTTAAATCACTACCATGAAGTACTTTGTTGCCATATTTAAGTCCTCTATCATAATTTGCTTTTCTTACATTTTTACAGATTCCGCTATTCACTGAAATATCTCCTTTCATTTAAGCACTTCGCTTTGCTTCTATTTTTCTTCTGATTGCATCAACACCTTTTTGATAAACAAGTGTTTTTATAGATATATGCTCCTCTCCATTCTTGGTGTATTTCTGCTCTATTACACGAAACCATCCGCAATCAATGTATTTCTGATATGGCACATTCCATCTATCCAGGATTGCATTATCACGAAGAAATTCAAATAGGTTGTTACGTCCGAGCCCTTTGATTCCCAATACCTTTGAAACCTCATTCATGGAAATTGCAGTCTTGCTGTCTGCAACTGCATCAAAGAAATCTGCTTTCGGTCGCATTTCTTCGATTTGCTTATCTTTCTGCGAAATAATGTTCTGTGCTACGATAAGTGCATTCGCTACAATCTGCTCTGGGGTCATATTCTCTTGGTTTGCTATGTACCCACCATTCTTTCTGATGGACGGGATCACTTCATCCACAACCCACGATTCAAATTTCTCCGCTGATGGCAACTTCGATCTCATAATAAGGCGGTAAACGTCACCCTCATTTATGTATGACAACTCTTGTTTACCACCAGATGTAGGGGTGTCACGTTTCGTTACTCCCTTACAGTGGTCTATGACTGCCTTTCTGGGGTTTGCATATCCAAGTGCTGTTGCAACATCGGAAGCCACAAAGTAAGGCTTACCGTTGATTTCTGCTGTTCTGATTGTTCCAAATTCTTCATTATTAAAAATTTGTAATTCGTTCATTGTTCTCCTTTCTGTGGTATAATGTTCTAAAAAACTGGAGGTTTCATATGCTTCTCAAAATCGAAAGAAAAGTACTTAGGAAAACTGTAAAATCTTCTGAATGTTCCATTTCATTGTCTGAAATAGGGAATTACAATGGTGAAGATGTTTACCAAGCATTTTTGTCCTTAAAGGAAAAGGGATATTTCACCATAGTTAGTTCATCCATAAATCGTGAAAAGTTCACATTTACTTTGTCTTCAAAAGGAAGATTCTATAAAGAACATTTATTTCTCTCATTTTTAAGAAATATAATCATACCTTTTGTTGTGTCTTTAATAACTGCAACTGCCACATACCACTTAGAAAAAGTAGCAGATAGCTATTCCGACAGCCGCCCCAGCCAATGCACTTATGAACTGAACCAGTGCAGTGATCCACGGTTCTAATTTGTCAAGAAGATCTCTCTTCTGGCGGTAAGTCCATTTTTTCATTCATGTTCTCCTTTCATTGCATGAGAAACTGCATTACAAATGGTCGTATGCTGTTTCTCTTCATCATTCATGGACTTCTCAATTCTTTTCAGAGTACTGTCAATGCTCTTTAAGGTTTTGAGAAGTTCTCTCTCAAACTGGCTTTGCATAACAGTTCTCCTTTCCTATTCCAAGAAATACTCAATCGTCACCCCAAAGTAATCAGCAATCTTTTTCAACTTATCTGCTTTAGGATTGCTCTTCCCACTTTTCCAGTCGGAAAACAATGTAGGAGAAAATCCGAGGTCTTTCGCAACCTTATATGTTGTACAACCTCTAGCATCTAAAAGTTGCTTAAATTTTTTATACATCACAACGCTCCTTTCTCTTGAAATTAGTTAGGAAATGCTATATAATAAAGTTGTCTCATTTATTGGCGTTTTTGAGACACTTCAAGTTCTGGCGAGGGCGATAGGAAATATTTTCTTATCGCCCTATTTTATTGCAATTTCCTAACTTTTATATTGCATTTTGTTAGGATTTCCTATATAATACTTTTTGGCGAAAATATTATGATAAAAAATTGGGATTTCCTAACTTGTTTTCAGTATAGTTGAGATATCCTTATTTGTCAATACCTATTTTTAGGATTTCCTAATTTTTTATGGGAAGGAATGTATGTACGAAATTTTTGAAAAGTTATTGAAAAAAAAGGGTGTCAAGGCTGCTGATGTGTCAAAAGCAACAGGAGTTGTTGCTTCTACGTTCTCAGACTGGAAAAAAGGTAAAAGTTCCCCTAAGATCGAAAAAATGGTAGATATTGCTCATTATTTTAATGTGAGTTTAGATTACCTCGCTACTGGAAAAGAATATAGCTTTCCAAATCCGGATTTATCTGATGAATTTGTAGAATTGATAGACCTGTTCAATTCTTGTGACGAAGAAGGTCAAAATAGAATCATGGAATATGCAAGAATGGTTGCAAAAGAATATAAGAGATAAAAGTGGCATTAAAGCCACTTTTTTATTGCTGAAATTATGAAACTGTATATGAACCGCAAAAACTCATTGTTTTCTATATCAGAAATAGCTTCTACTATTTTCTCCTTATACTCTTCATTACTCAAATTATTCATGTAACCCTCTCCCATCTCCTCGTGTTTCTCCTCACGAACTAAAGTAGCGATACCTAAATTATAGAACATATGTTCTTAACAATCAATATATTTGACTCACGTTTTTTATTGTTGTAAAATATCAACAAAAGAGGACGGTGAAAACGCCAATAAACACCGCCCTCGCCAGAACTTGAAGTCCCTTGAAACAAGGGATGTTACAAGTGTATCATGTGAAAGGGGGATAAAAAACATGATAAAAAAAGACCGAATCAAAGAAATATCGACACATCTATCAGTCAACCGTACTAATTATATGTTAAGTTTTCGTGGGAATCTCCATGAATTTCTCAATGAACCGGACATGACGGTTTACAAGCTTGCTGATGAAGCTAATTTGCCTTATTCTACGCTTAATTCACTACTATACGGTAATTCTAACGACACAAAGCTATCGACCGCTGTTGCGCTTGCTAGAGCCTTTGGAATCAGTGTAGATGAACTGGTAGGTTGCGGCACTATGGAAGATAAGATGTTGGAATCTGTCAAGATATGCCGCAGTCTGCCGGAACACTCTCTGTACCTTATCCGTTACTTCATACGTCACCAAGCTAAAATCTATTCCAGTCTTGAAAAATCGCACAAGTATATTTCTGTCCTTAATCCACAACTTATGAATGGAATTATCGCAACCACAAATGCTGTGGAACCCATGTGCATAGAAAATTTGCCGGAAGACATAAAATCTAAGGCTTATATCGGTGTGAAAATTCCGTGCGACTACTATATGCCGTTTTATCTGCCTGGGGAAATTATTCTCCTTGCAGCGGATCGTGAGCCGCAAGACGGTGAACGATGTATTGTGACCAGTAATGGTGGGATTTATATTGTCGTGAAAACACATATAATTAAAGATGGTGTAAGAAAATGGAGACATGTTCCGCTTATGTCTCCGAACAGCATACTCCCGGAAAATCTTATTGATGACATGATAGGATATGTGGTTGGTTTCGTCAACAATGACGGTGACTGGGGAATCAGATAAATAGATTAAGAGCATGGCTTTTACACCATGCTCTTTTTTGTTGTTATTTCGCAAATATTTTTTATGACTGCTTCTGTAAATAGCAAGTTAAGCACCGGGTATGTGCCAAAAAGCGTACCATCGAATATAAATAACGATGTTGATCCAAATACTACATTTTTGCCTGTGGTGCGTACTACACATGCAAATTGTCCAATAGCAAATGCGACTTTTATCATATACACATCAGTTACCGATAGTGATATTGAAGCGTCCGAACGTAGACAAATTGCAATCGAGTGTGTAACTAATACTCCACATATATACATACGAGCAAAACCGTGGGGTCTTGCTTGGGGAGAGTGGTTAATAATAGCCACCCATACAGATACTAACAATGTCAATTAATGATGCCATAATGTTTCTGACTTTTTAGTATTATTACAGTGGTAGATATACGCATATAAATCCCGGAACAAAATTAGGATTACCGGTATTCGAATATACTTCAATTCTACCAGTTTTATCATACAGGAATTGATTCCTTAAAAGATAATTTCCATATACGTTTCCACTAGTCCATGCGATTTCACAATATGCAAAGAAGAACTTATATCCTTCTTTTTCGGGAATTTCATATGTTTTGTAATAACGTTCTGGATATTGAGAATCCTGTACCCAATCATCACCAATCCCAGATAAAAAACTATAGGTAACCAAAAAATTGCCTAACTTGCTATTTACATCACTTAATCCCCCAGTAACAGTCCCATCACCAATAGCCGAAATATCGGTAGTTCCGATAAGGCTTATAAGTGATTTGAGGTTTTTTACGGCCAGTTTAATTTTTCCCAAAATAGATGATAACTTTTCTCCTGTCGTTAATTCCTCTAAAGTTGTTGCTTCTTCAAACGCCGCAGTCAAATTACTACCATCACCAGTTTTGGTCAAATAGTTTGTCAAATCTGGTTTTGGAATTGCATCTATTTTTTTATCAACAGTGGTTTTGTCATAATAATTTGTCAAATCAGAAACTTTTTTTGTAATGTATCCAGCATCATTTTCTAATTCGCTGACTTTTGTTGGTATTCCTCCTGTTTGCAGTTTTGCCTGCTCCATATAATACTTTGCGTTATCGGTATCTTCTCCTTCTCTTGTTCCGGTTCCACCTATGGCATAAGATTCAGCCAATACAGATTTTGCATTTGCGGATTGCGCATAAGCAGATGCATTTGCGGATTCTACTCTAATATCTGCTAAATAATTAGGCTGAAGCATATCATCTGTTACTGATCCTGTTTTTATTGAAAAAGAATAAGTCTTATTCTTTCCAGTACCAGTCACGGATACAGCTATGGTTGCAGAATCTTCAAATGTTAATACCGGAATCATAGAACCAATATCAGCTGTAAACTGTGTTCCATCTTCTGTAGTCATGGTAATGATTCCGTCATCAGACATGGAAAAGCCAACAGGTATTTTTTCAATATTAAGGTCAAAAATAATCTTTTCACCGTTGTATTTTGTAATAGTAATAACACCGGTTGTTTCATCCATAGTCCAGTCTGCAATGTTTCCGTTTATTGCAGACTTGTCTACTTTTAAAGCATCCTGTGATATGATACGGTTGTCCAACGCATCAATGGCAGAATCCATTTTATTAAGATTTATTTCATCAATGTCTGTGTTTTCACTGGGGTAATCTTCCCAGTTAATTCTGGTATAAACCTTATTCAACGCCATCTGCAGATACCTCGCTTTCTTCTTCTCTGTTTCTTTCTGCCAACTCTACATTTATTTGATTATCTGCGGCTCTGTTAATCTGCCCGGCAATATCGTTCACAATGAGCCGCTTAATCTCCATCGGTAGACCACATCCATTGAAAAGATTTATGATTGACTGTTCAAATTCTCTGATTTCTAAACTGTTCATATTTATTTTCCTATCCAATAAGGTTGTATGCCTTAAGAGCATCTATCAAGCTGTTTAATGTGGTAGCAATACTGTATGTGCTGGTTGAACTTGGTGATGCGATTTTGCTCACTGTCTTTTTTTGTGCACCATTGCTTCCAAAAAATCCAACATTTCCCAAACTAGATGCTAATTTAACATTTCCTGCACTTGTTATTGCAAAAGCAGTCGTGTCAACTAAAAGTGTCCCATAAATTTTGTGCGTATGTCCTATTGCAAGTTCTGTATCTCCACTTATTTTTACACTACTGCTAAATGCTATAGTTCCTCTTGATGTTTTTGGACTTATTGTATCAAAGTATCCTTGAGGCGCATTTACACTTCCAGTGGTTACAATTCCACTTGCTGTAAGAGTTGTACTGTTTGAACTGTATGTTGCTCTTACTCCTGCTCCATCCATTCCACAAGTATAAGAACCGTATTTCAGCACAATCGTACTATAATCTTGTGATGCTGACTGTAAATTGATAGTTCCTCCGGTTATATCAATGCTTTTTGCAGTAACTTTCCCATCAGCGGTAATAGAAAAGTTGGTAGAATCCAATACAAACCTATTCCCGGAAATACTTACCTGTCCGCTCTCAATGCTCAACTGCGAACTGACATCACCTTTTGAAACTTTCAACTTGATTTGGTCTGCTTGAACTGAGATTGCCGCCGCCAATTCTACTTCTGCATCTATTGCCCTTTTTGCTTCAAGTTCAATCTTCCCGGCTGTCTGTGTAATCTTTGTATCCAGTCCACTTTCAACATCCTTTATTTCGGACCGGGTCTCTTCTACATTACGCTCCAACTCATTAGTCTTGCCGCGGAGTTGAATTATACTTTTGTTAATTCCATTTACCTGTTCACTGTACTTTGGAGATTTTCCGCTTGCTGATATGGTGTCTGTCGGTTGTTGGATTCCTTTGTATGTTCTGCTCAACACATAGCTTTCTATGATTTCTTTAGCCGTATATACATTGACTGCTTCTCCAAGGCTCAAACAAGGATTTCCTATTTTTTCACAGTTATAAGGTCTATATTTTACAACTTTAATAACCTCATACAGATTTCTTGCAACCGTTTCTAGGGCATCTGCACCCATTCCATAAACAAGGAAATTATCTTGCAAAATATAACTGTTGTCGTTCTCGGTAATCTCTGTATCTGGGTAAACTGCACCAATATCATTTTCTGATTGTCTTATCTGCACTTTTGTAACTTTTTGGCAAACAAAATCTTCATATTTAACAGTTTTGTATTTTCCACCAGTAACCTTTTCTTTTTCAGAACCTTTTCTAGGGTATAATCCTTTCTGTGGATATAATCCTTTTTGTGGATATAATCCGGATATTATTTCTTTAAGGAAAACATATTCAAATTTTCCATCATGGTTAATGTGACCAAAGCATCCATTTATTGAGCAGATTGCTTCCATGACCGTCTGACCAGAAAGTTCGCTTGGTTTGATTGTTTCTGCCACTTCCATGCTGTCATTAGGTAATGTGGTTGCTACTTGCTCAACGCCAAAATATGAAAAAAAACTGTCTCTGAACTGCTTTAAGGTCAGAGGAAACTTCAATCCGTTATACCAGGAAGATACTTCTGATTCTCCAATATCGTATATAGCGTCATATGCCGTCACATTCCTGTAACGCTTATCATCTGTTGGTTTATCGGAAACGACACGGTATTTGCCGAAAATAAACGGGGTGTCAGTATGTCCATTAATCACAGCTGAAACATTTATTTGTTTCCCAATCATGCTTGTGAACACGTTGGAAATTTTGAATTTTAACTGTGATGCATTGCACTGTCCAAAGGTAAGGTAATCATCATCACATAGTATTTCTTTTAATTCAAACTGTTCAAAATGGATTTCGCTGTTGGTGATTTTTACAGACTTGTCCTCTGTTTCAATCGTGATTTCCTTTTTGGATGCGCTTTTATCAAACAAATCCGCATAGGTATAGTTACTCATTCGCTACACCTCCGACAAATGAAAACTCTATCTGATTGTATTTAATCTCTCCGTCATAAGTTCCATAGATTGTAGGCTTTATATCAGCCATATATCCATATTGTGTGACATATTGACCTAAAAATGGAATGTATGCCGTGATATTACATCCCTGTTCCGTTGCATCAATAAAGTTTCTTCGTATCCCGGACAGTAACTCTTGCAAATCGTCATCCGTCAGCATCGCAGGGGTGGAAAAATCAACACTTAATGCTTTTAGCTCCACAGCATTTCTATGTACGTATCCATTTGCATCAGTCCACGGGTCTACATCTTGCATATTTACAGCCGGCTGATAACTTTCAGCGGCTATAAATCTTGACTGGTCAATAACGTAATCTCCAATTTTTAAAAGCCATCCTTGATATGCTGACATACGCTCACCGCCTTATTGCATAAAAATAGACAGCACCCATTCAGAGTGCTGTCTTTGTTAAAATACATATACATTCTTGTGTTTTTGGTTAAATTGCTCTTGACCGTATTGTCTTGCGGCAATTCCAATTTGATCGGTTGTTATTCCAAACTCTTTTTCAAGGATTCCTTGCAGTAACTGATTATTCTGTTTCAGAAGTGCAATTTCCTGTTGTGCCGTGGAATTGATAGCATCTTTGATTCCAGTGATTTCAACTCCACCGGCAACCGCTGTCTTGCCGCCTACTGTCCCGGCAATCTCCGGAACACCGTTCTCTCCCGCCATGAACATTGTGTATCGGCTTGGAACGTAACCACCTTTTTCAAATGTAGGTATTCTTCCGACACTAATGTGTTGTATATTATTCGGAACTGCGTCACCAATTTTAGGTATTAACCTTGCTGCAGACATCAAACCATTAATAAGGTCTATGGCATTGTTTATCATGGTTTCTATTCCACTTATTACAAGGTTCAAAGGAGCTATTGCAACATTAGCTGCTGTTTTAAATGCTGTTCTAAACGCCGTTGGAATGTTTTCAAGCAATTTATTCCATTTTGTTGGTCCAAACTGCTCTGAAATTTTTTTCCACCAATTTGAAAATCCTGTTTGGTTCCACCATGTTGTAAAAGAAGTCCATTTTTCAGAAAGTGATGACTCTATAGTTTGACCCATTCCTTGCCACTTTTCCTTTGTGAACCAAGGAGATACATTTTCATTAAACCAGTTTCCAACAAGTGGTGCTATATTGATAAGTGCAGATGACAGACCAAAAGTATCTGACATATCTACTTTTGTATTTTTTATTTTATCAATTAGCCAATCAATTTTATCTCCAAAATCATCAAGAGTGCTATGTTTTGGAAGCAACATTGTTCCTGTCAAGAATCTATACAAATCATTATCTGTTATATCTTTGTATAAATCATCCCACGCAGTTTTTAATGTGGTAAAATCAGTATTTTTTAATGTATCAAAAAAACCATTTTCACCAAACCACGTAAAATTGTCGTAGTACTCTGCGTCTTCTGGGAACAATGCTTTCCCTAAAGATTTTCCTACATTAAATCCAATCTCCCAAGTAACAGCAGCTATTGCAATTGTAGGAACTATTCCTATGCTTGATCCAAGTACCGTGGCTGATAACTTGTCCGATATTTTTCCCCATATGATATCTCCAACACCAGTAAACTTTAAAAGACCTATTGCTGTGATAATAGTGGTTTCAATCGGTGCAGCATCGAAGCTTCCTTTCCACAGGTCGATAGCAGCATCTATGGCAGTTTCTATGAAATTTCCGGCAGATGTAAAGATTGCTGTCCAATCCATTCCGTCCAAGAAACTACCTATGTGTCTTCCGATTTTTTCCCAGTCCACAGAATCTATTGCTTTTGTGAACCAATCGAAAATACCAGTTACCAGTTTGGACGTATCCATTCCGGCAACCTTAAACCATGCATCCGAATCAAACTTAAATGCATACGCCAGATCTTCTATAATATCTTTTACTGGCTTAAACACCTTGCTTACTTTGTCAGCCCAACCCATAGCTGTATTCTGCATCTTGTCAAATGCTTCCTGCCATACTTTTTCGTATTCAGCAGTAGCATCCATGATTTCTTTGGTAAGGTCAATTCCTGCTCCACCAGCACCACTTCCGGAACCACTGGATTTTGGTATGGAAATAACTTTCAATTTATCAAATGCTCTGATTCCGCTTTGAGCATTTTTTGCGCTTGTGCCAACTTTATCCAGCGCATCTGCCGTATCTTCCAAATCTTCATTGTACCCGGATACACCTTGACCGAATGACGAAAAGTCAATCTTGATTCCCAGTAAATTTGCAACACTAACAAGCAGTCTCTTAATCGCAATTACGACACCGTTAATAACAGGAAGTACTTTTTGCAATACCGGAATAAACAACTGTCCCAGTACCATGCCGGCTTCTTTTACGTTGTTGGTAAACTGACGAATCATGTTACTTGGAGAATTGATTGTATTCGCCAAGTCTCCCCATGATACTTTGGACTGGTCTAAGATTGCCAGTAGACGCAACTGCTGTTTTTCTGCCTGTGACATTTCAGAGACAGCTTTTTCAATGCCGTATCTGTAAGCATAGGTCTGTAAGGTGGCATTCGTGATATCAATACCATACTTATACAGTGCTCTTGACTGACCGATTAAACCGGACTGTAAGTTTGTTGCAACTGTACTGTAATCCACGTTAAACAGAGAGGAAATATCCCCGGCAAGCATTGTCATAGACTTTGAAATTGCCGTAGTGACTTCTCCGGTCTGCCCTAAAGAGTTGGTAATAGATGCAAGTTGTGAAGCGTACTGCGTAATCTCCTGTAAATTCAGTCCCAGGTTCTTCATTCCGCTTTCAGAAATCAATCCACCGTCTACATCTACTTTCAGACCGGACATTTTACCAAGCAGTTCATTTACACGGCTTCCAAAACTCTGCGCATAATCCTCTGCGTTGTCGTAACCGAATTTTTCAAAATCCTTGCCCCATTCCTTTCCTACTTTGTTAAATGCTACCGTGTAGTAGTTAAATGCTTCGATATAGTCCGTAGTTCCCTCTATGGACTTCCACAGACTTTTAATTCCACGGATCACAAGGAAATATGTTGCGTAGAATCTGCCGAAAGCCGCAGCAAGACTGAATGTGCTTTTCGTGGCTCTTCTTGCGCTTACCGTATAGGTGTTCAGATTACGTCCTAAAGAGTTTGCGGCTCTCCCGGATGCTGCACCGGTAGATGCCAGTCCTGCCAGTGCGTTTGTCATTCGGATAATGTTCTCACTGACATTTGGAACGGTTGAAAGAGTTGTAAATAACTGCTTCAAATTCTTTGCCAGCAAAGGAATGTTCGTGATTGCTCTGCCGGATGCCACACCTCCAAGTCTTGAAATCGAAGATGCTATGCTCGCAATATCACCTACTCCATCTACTTTAGTTCCTGCCATGTCGGCAGAAAATGTCTTCAGTGCAGAAGAAATCCTGCTTAATCCGCTTGTATCTATTTTCCCCATTCTGTTAATGGAATTTGTCAATGTGGAGATATTCTTAATACCGCTCGTATTCATGGAACTAGCGGCATTTGCGATACTCTGTATGCTATTAGAAATGCTTGTCAGTTTGGATGTATCAATGGACAAGCTTCTCTGAAAATTCGTAAGACTGTTCGCTAACTTATTTAGTGCGTTACTTGCGTTATTCGCATCCGCTTTTATTTTAATCTGCAAAGAATCAATATCTGCCATACCGCACCGCCTTTACCGAAATAAAAAAGGAAGTGTCTGCCACTTCCAAGAAAAGAGCGGCAAGCTGTGACACCTACCGCTCCTAAAATTACTTTTTGAGATATGCCCTTGTAACCGCACCGATTTTTCCGTCCACTTTGATACCGACACTCTTTTGGAATGCTTTTACTGCATCAGAAGTGGTTTTTCCGAAACTTCCGTCAATGTTCGTCTTACCTTTCGCATTTACAGACGGCATAAAGCCTTTCCTTACAAGTTCGTACTGTGCCCACTTGACATCATTTCCCTTCATCATTGCCAGACGCTTGTAATAAAGAAGTCTTTCCGGCTCTGTATAAGGGTTGCTATGGCTTGTAGAATCCTCATATACGGTTTCTAATTCCTTGTACCATACATTCATGTCTACATTGCCTACAATGCCGCCTACACGCCCTTTAGAAGTATACTGCCAGCCTACCATATTCGGTACTTGCGGCTGATACTTCACATCACACTTGCCGTTATTCTTGCCGTACCGTGCGATCCACATGGGATAACTCACACCGCCATAAGGCTTAATGTATGTCTTGTAAAAACTTTCCCCAGTGTATACACCGAATGACAATCCTGCATCGGTGATGACCTTGCCGTAAGCATTGATAATAGGAATAATATTTTTGCCAAGGCCTTTCATCACGGCATCTTCAACATCAAGATATACTGTCACTTTTCTACCGTTAAGAATAGTAAGCACTCTTCTTGCATCAGAGCGTGATTTTGCAACCGTTGTAATATATCCATATTCATATACTCCGTGCACATGAACGTTGTGTTCTTGGCAACCTTTCCAGTTCTCTTCAAACTTCTTGTCCGGGTTCAAATCCTTACGGATGACCTTTAGAATAGCAAAATCAATACCGTTCTGTTTTACCGCCCACCAGTTAATTGTCCCCTGGTATGAGGACACATCAATTACTGTTAAACTCATGTTTGTTTCTCCTTAATCCGGACTTTCCGGCAGCCCTTGTTCTCTTAATGCTTTGATTCTCTGTTTCATTTCCCATATTGCAATTTCTTCGTTGGATTCTTTATATTTAGGCTCATTATCATGTGCTATCTTTTCTGAAATAGGCTTTTCAACATAAGTAGTTCTTGCTTTGTCTCCATTTAAGCAATGGTCTATTGCAAAGATTAATGCAGATATTCCATAATCTCCCCACCGTTGCCATGAATTCCTATCTTCTTCCTCTTTTTTGAGTTTATATCCTTTGTAACACCACTCTAATTTCTTAGGATTCAGATGTTTGAACTCTTCTATCGAAATTCCCATGGAAAAAGCAAATGGAAAATATTCTTCCCATATTATTTTGTGCCAGTCGATTTCTTCTTGTGGTCCTGTGGCATCTTCGTTACCTTGCTGTCCTCTTTCTCCATCTCTTCCTTGGTCTGCGTCATCATTTCCGTCAGACCCGACAGTTCGAAAAAACCGTCTTCTTTCATACAGTCTGTCAGTTCTCCATACAGCTTCACAAAAGACAGACCGTTTGCTTTCATGTATTCTTTCATTAAAGCATTGGATTCATCCGGTGTAATACCTTCATGGTTTTCGATAAGACCAGCATAAAAAGCCGTTTTGCATACATGAGGAAATTCTGCAAGCATATATCCGCTACCATCTACAATTTCTTCTGGTGTGGGTTTCTGTACATTTTTTGCTTTTTTAGCTACATAGCCACCGGAAAGCATAAGAAACATCTTTTGAATCAAATCCTTGCACTCCACAGCACCGAATCCAAACTCTAAAGTATATTCAACATCATTAACTAAAATCTTCTTCATAAAAACATATCCTTTCCCCAACATTTTGTTGGAAAGGAGCCGCCCGAAGACGGCTCTCTTTTGCTTAAATCAATGTATCATCTACCGTTTCATCATTGTCAGCCACGGCAGTGTTATTTGTTTCTGACTGACTTTCTATTTTTTTGTCAGTGTAATTGCTGTGGGATAACCGTTTTCGTCTTCGGTTACTGCAACAGTGTAATTATCTTCAATCCACTTCGGTACAGTAGCCTGTGCAATCGTAGCAGTTCCGGTCAGATGATCGTCTGTTGCTTCGTCCGGTGCAAAACTTTCCTGACCGATAAATGCACAAATACCCTCTGAACCTTTTCCGTCAGTTCCATACAGGATGATAAAATCGAGTTTCTTTCCCTCGTTTGTCACCATTTCATCCTTGTACTTTTTCTCAAATGCTCCTTGCACTTCCATACTGTTAGCGGCTCTACGACCCATTTCCTGTGTCTCTACCAAATCTTCCAGTGTAGAAGTATCCACCATGTTCTGACTTCCGAACGGTGAAGGAATACTTTTTGCTCTCATAAGCAATTTGTACGTTCCTGCCCAGTACTCACCAGTAGCGGCACTAGAACTAGGCTCTTTATAGGCAATTCTTGATTTTAAACCAGTAGCCATATTTACCTCCAATTTTGCATAAAAAATAGAGCCTTTCGGCTCTGACAATAGTTACAATATATCATCAGCATCTACGCTTCTTCTGAACCGTGCAGTGCTTCTGTATGTGTCCTGCGAAGTATTATTGAACTCCGGCATGGAAGTTATTTGAAATCGCAGACGTTTGAAAAGTCCAGCAACCGTAGCCATGATAGCTTCAGCTTCTTCCTGACTTTTGTTGGTTATCACATCCACCTGGTATGATGCTGTGATTCCATTAACAGAACGTGCTTCAAGGTCTTGTCCTGTCTCTGTGAACGGCATAGCATGAAAGTACACCGTAGGGAATGTAGGGTCTGACAAATCCTTACTTTTGTCCGTCACATACGCTTTAGGATGGCTCTGCGGTATCTTCATTTTTAAGTACGATGCAATCTTTACTTTAAAATCTGATACCCACTGATATTCATTATTTTCCATTTGATGACCTCCTTAATTCTCGAAGATCTCCTTGAAACAGAATCACATTAGGATCATTATACCCTCTGTAAATTCTAGCCATAATGGATTTTGGGTTTATCCCTAGCAGTTCTCCCCACTCTGTTGCGCATCTTGTTTCTCCATTTTTTGTAATCAAAACATTACTTGTCTTGTTTCTTGCTTGTTCTTTCATGGTTATAAAGGTACAGTTTTCAGGGCAATAATTTTTATGGACATCTATTCTTTCAATAGATAGTTTTGGATTCCATCCATTTTCCAAACACCAGTCAGCAAAAGAATGAAAATCATTCTTCCATTTTTCGCATATGCAAATACCTTTTTCTCCGTATGAATAATATCTTTCAGATTTAGGGTCATAGCATCTTTTTCGCATATTGCTCCAAACTCCGTATAGCTTTTCATAATCTTTTGAAGACATTCCATATGAATTTTTATTTAAGCATCCGCAGGATTTTGCTTTTTTAAGTTGATCGGTTCTTACATATTTTGTTTTCCCACAATCGCACTTTACTTTTACATATTTCCTGTTTTTTTCGTATTTTTCTTCTCCAATGATTACTACTTTTCCAAAACGCTGACCGATATAATAGTTCATAAATCTCTCCTTTTTTCTATAAAAAGAAAAAAGCAGGACTTATTGCTGTCTCACGACATGAGCCTACTTCTCATTAAAAATCTTTTCTGCTTCTGTTTTTACAACACTTAGCAATTCCATAGATGTGTTATACATAAATGGTCTGCTTTCCATACCTTCGCACCAATAAACTTTCCCGTCTTTGCCTTTGTAAAACCATCCATATTGACCGGATTTTAATTGCATGATGTGTGAACCACTGCCGTAATTCCATTGAACACCTTCCGGCAAAGGATATGGATATTCTTTCTTTCCACCAATGCTACCAAGAGTACCAAACTCTACGAAAGCCGCATGGTCTGTACCGGCAACCACCGCCCAAACACCGCCACCCTTTACAGAGCCAACGTATTCCGCATGAATGCTTTGCAAAAGTTCCGATGTAAAGATAGCATCAAGGTCAGCAATCTGCACTTTAGCAATCTCTACGCCCTTTTTTGCCAGTGTTTCAGCCAGTAGCCTACATTTATACTCTAAGCTATTTTCATAGTTTCTAAGAGCCTTTACAGCCGCTTGTATGGACTTTTGGTCAAACAGGTTGATATTGATTGTCTTTCCCATATCACTTCACCGTCTTCTGCAACAAGAACAAATCTGCTGTCAGTCCCTCGTCTGCAACGCCTTTGACAACATAGTCCGCAGTCTTGTTGTCCACAAGTCCGTCATCGTCACGACCTACTTCTGACTTCTTCCAGATAACGTCCCCTGCCTTAATCGGCAAATAGCCTTTGTCGGTCACAATCTGACAATAGGAACTGGAATCATCAATACCAAATTCTTTTACCAGTACTTCCGACAGCTTATTGCTGATGTTGGCAGAAAAAAGGACGGGTTCAGAATATCCAGTAGTTTCTCTCAAAACCACTGGGATCCTTTCTCCGTCCATCTCGATGTACTTTATTTCTCCGTTTTCGTCCCGGTCATAAATCGTGACTTTTTCTCCCTGCCGTGAGTACTTCATGTCCTGCTTGTTAATGTCAAGCATCTTTCTTCACCTGCTTGTAAATCTGATTTACACCAGTGCTTGCCAAACCGGAAACAATTCCGACCGCAATTGCATTCAGCACATCATTTGCCGGGAAATCCGGAATAACATACATTCCTACTACTCCGAGAATGCCACCGACAATGCCGACAACAACCGGGATGTAGTTATCCTTAATAACCGGAATCAGCTTCGCTCCAATACCGGCAAGATAGCAGATAACCACGATTGCAACACAAGTTCCTACCTGTGAAAAATCCATCATTCCTTACCTCCGTTCTCTTTAATGTTAAGTCTTTCCTCAATTCCATCAAGTCTATGATGTGCAGATGCCATACTGGCTTCAACCTTTGTCAGCTTCTGTTCATGCTCTGCAAGCTCTTTCTTCATCTCTGAACGCTCGCTTTTCATTTCATTGATAGTATCAAGGATGGTGTCCAGTTTCATGTTGATGCGTGTGTTTTCTTTCACACGTTCCTCAATATCCTTTGTGTCTGTTCTTTTGCTATTTTTCAGACCAATGTAGACGGAAAAACCGAGTGATAACACGCTTATAATGATTGCTGTAGATAACTCTATAGTCACATCATATACCGCCTTCCTTGTTTGTTGGCACACCGCCCACCACCCTTAAAGTGTGCCGCCTGCAACCTTATTACTGGAATCAGTAACATGGTCACGCACAATCTTCTTTTAATTACAATACATTTGCAAATGGAAATACGCCAACAAACAGATCCTCACGGTCTCTCCATTTTCTCGACACTCCATTCTCTGAATAGCTTGCCATGAAGTTTTCACCGGCTTGCGATCTGTCATACACGACAAGATTAACCACAACGGACTGAAATTTTTTCATATCCGCAGCAATCTTCTCTTCCGTGTAGCTTTTCGGGTATATTCTCTTTGCTCTGATGTCGGCTTCTGCTTGACTGATAAGTTGTTCCAAAAGAGGATTTTCTTCCAAATGGTCAAACACGACCTCGGAACTTTCAGAATCAATATGAAATTGTTTCAGACGGATTTTTACTTGCTCCAAAGTCGTATATTCTGCCATGTGCTACCTCTTAAAGTTCAAACTTTTCAATCAGAATCTTTTTCAGTTCCGCACCGCTGATTTCTTCCGCACCTGAGACACCGTGTTCTGCGGCTAACTTCTGCAAGTCTGCCGTAGACATACGGTTGATTTCCGTCTTAGTATATGCGGTTTCCTCCGGGATTTCTTCTTTTACTTCGGTGACGGTTTCCTCCGGGATTTCTTCTCCCGGAAGATACCATTTGCCTTTGTATTTGACTTTGTAATCAAATTTCATCAGCATACCTCCGATTAGTAGCACTTAATTACATAGGTGCTATCCATTCTCTCGTAGGAAGGCAGTACGATTTCTGATACTGTAGTCTTGGTTTGTACGGGATCCTCTGTTACGCTGACAGCAACAGCAACACCAGTATTCACAAGTCTTACATCTGTGGCAGGATTACCCATGAGTGTACGCTCTTCGGGAGTAGTGCCGTACCATGTACTACCCAGTGCACCGTTAGGAATAAGGGTCGCAAATCCATCAGGATAAAACTTATGAGCAGTTCCGCTTTCATCCTTGTACTGCTTAGTGTATACAATGATGCTAATGCCAAGTTCGGTAGAGAAAAGTTCCTTTACTCTCGCATCGGTCATAAATACATTTGCGGTTGTATTCTGTGCAAGAACAGCACTCTTGATCTTTTTGTTCTGTTTTAAGTAGTTCATGGTCTTCTTAGAGACAATCATGATGGAAGGTCTCTCGCCAGTAGCTTCTTCTACGGCATCAATGGCTACGGAAACATCATCCATAGGATCAGAGTTCTCGGTATCAGACCACTTATCGGTCGTAGTTGTAAGTTCTGCAAAGTTGTTGGCTTTGTAGGTTCCGTTAGGGTCATAGTTATAAGCGTAGGTTACACCGTCAGCCTGAATGGAAATCTTAGGAGATCCGTCACTGGGTGCAAGCAGCTGCATAATCATACGTTCAGGAACTACATCAGCACCTTCCACAAGAGTATTTGCATCATCAAAAATTCTGCTTAATACTTCTGCTGCGTAAGGGTCTGTGCTGTCCTTAATACGCATGATTTCCTGTTCGTCCTGTTCTTTGATAATCATAGATTCACGGAAGAATGCCATTTCTGTCTCTTGCATCTTGAATCCTTCACGGCTTCTGATAGTGGAAACTGCATCAAAATTAGATGCTTTCAGGGTAACAGGAAGTCCATTAGAAGTCTTAATCCACTTCAAATCCAGTCCCATTTTCTTCTTGGCGGGGAATAAGCCGGAACCAAGATATGCAATTTTATTACTTGCAACTTCTGTATGCACAAGTGCGATTGCTTTCGCATTGTAGGCATCTCTAATGTTCATTATTTCCTCACTTTCTACCGCTATCTTTCAGCGGTCAGCGGCTACATCTGTCTGTAGTCGGTTTCAGTTATTCAAATACAATCAGTGATAATCCTGTCTTTACACCATCGGCAATGGTAATACCTGCATTTGCGTTAGCATTTGCTTCATTTACACAGGCAAAAGCCTTAATGATAGTTCCGTTGGGGTTGCTATCGTAAACATCGTTAAGCAAAATACCTACTGCTGCATCATCGGTGCTTCCGCCATTTACTTTCTTTCCTGTCGCACTAATAGGATTACCAGCCTTGCACACACCATTAGTGAAAGCATTTGCATCCAGTTTAATAGGAACAAATAATTCACCGCCCAGCTTTCTCTTAAGAATTTCTAACTGGGTAGTTACACTTGTTTCAGAGAATTTCATTTTGTGTACCTCCTTATAAGTACTGGCTAACTACAGCTTCGGCTTCTTTGTTTGTTCCAGCTAAAGTCTTGCCAATCTTTTCAGCCGCTTTTTCGGCTTCTGTTTTTTTGTCATCTTTTCCACCGCCAGCAATTCCACCTCCAGGATTAGTAGATCCGTTTGCAATCTCCTGCTCCTTGGCTTGTGCCGCAGCAGTCTCTTTATCAGAGATAATTTTTCCGAGAACATCAAAATCAAAACTGCCGTCATCCTTTACAACCTGTGCCGCCTGTTCTGATGTGATTTTGAATTTGTCAGCCGCACTTGTACGCTGAGTTGCTAAAGTCTGTGCTTTTTCCAACTCTGCGATACGATTATTTGCTTCCTCTAACTGCTTCGCTGCCTTTTCCTGTTCGGAAAGATTTTGGTCTTTCATGGCATTAAACTCTTTTTCAATGCCCTGTAACCGTTCCAGTTCAGCATTGTTTTTGGTTGCCTTGGCATTTGCTGTCTGAACATCTTTGCCGTTTTCGGCAATAACCTTTTCAATCTGTTCATCAGTTAATCCCATTGCCGCTAAATCTTCTCTCTTCATAAATTACCTCCGTTATGTCCTACGTTTTTTTACGGTGCAACGACACCGAGTGACATTGCCGATTTGTACGCTCACGGCTTTGCGAATTTTTATAAAATAAAAACAGCTACCTATTTCTAGGCAACTGTCTTATTTTGCATTTGTTTTACAATTTCCTGTGCTTTTGCCATCTGCTCTTCCATGTTGATAATGTCAGCAGTTTTCCACAGAGCATCAAGGTAAGGTTTGGAAAGGTTGAAAGTCTTTTCACAATCTCCCCAAAGTCCAACTGTTTTGATTGCAATAAGCGGATGAATACCACACTGCAGAAGTTGCAGTAATGTCTGCGACTTGGTATACATATTATCTTGTGGACTGTGGTTGATCTGCACATCAAAATCTCTAAGAGTGATTTTCAGATCCTCTTTCTTAATGCGGATAACATTCAGCGCAACCTTGGCCAGTCTCTTCTCTGCTGTCTTAACAACCGGATCCTTAAGCCTTGCTCTTGATTTTGAAAAATCCCATCCGTTTCTCAGCTCAACCGCACCCTGCGTATCACCGCCAGTGTTTCCTTGCTTGTTCGGTATTCCCAAAATTGAAAGTGCGCTGTCTGTTAAATCATCCTTGGAAACCTGTGTCTGCGTTTGGTCAAGTTCCTGTGACATCACATCAACATCAGACTTGTTATCCTTGTTAATGGACTTTACAACCAATGCATGGTTCATTTTCATTTTTTTGAACTGTTCTTCGTCAACTTCACAGTTTACAAATTTGTACCATGCCTGGATAAACTGCTCTATACCATCCATTCTGTTTGACTGTGTATTATTGATTGCATCCAACAGATCTATAACAAGTTCAATATCAGACAACCGCTCATGGTTGTTCGGAAATTCTACAATCGGAATACCACCAAATCCGTGAAGTTTCCATGTATCAGGAACAACCGCACTGTTTTTTATCTTACATTCATAGGATTCCGTGTAGCATAGTTTGTACCACTCGCCGTTTTCATCTTTTAATTCCTGTACCGCCAAAATCGGTTCTTCAGAACTGCGGTTGTAAATGACAAACGTGTTCAGAGGATTAGGTGCAACCACACGGATAGGCACATCTCCATTCACAATCTGTATAGCTTTGAATGATGTTCCGGTTGCCGACTGCCACTCACCAGCTTTTATGTCTTTCTCATGCTTATTTGCATCTGCTAAGTAATCATTCAGTTCATCTACTGCCTTATTTACAGCTTCATCATCTTTTCTGCTGACAAACTGAATAGGCTCTCCGTAAGTCTGACCGACCTTGAACTGTACCCACTCATAAGCATGATTCTCAACGATTTTGTTCGTTATATCCTCATTTGACAGCTTTGTTCTGTACAGTACCGGCTGATCTCCTTTGTAGTACTCCCACAAGTACTTGATAACTGACTTATTGTAATTAAAAACACCGATGCAATCACCAATAACCTTTACAATGTTGTCTGCGGTTATCTGCTCTACATCCGTATATGCAATTTTTCTACCGTGACAACCCTTTACAAGGTCTTGAAATTTCATAGTGTTCATATTTTCACCTACATAAATGTAATTCCGCTGCTCTGGTCTCTTTTGGGAAGTTTCTTGATCTCACGTTCTCCGGTCTCCGTATGGTAAACAACCATCTTATCGCAATTCCGGCACTTATATGTCTTGTCAATGTGCGATTTTGAACTGCATTCACCGACTAACCGTCCGCATCCCGGACAGTACACTCTAATTTTTTGATTAAAAATCATAAATACCTCTTTTCTGCGCACAAAAATACCGCCCTTGCTGATAAGAGCGGTACTTCTGTAGTCTTCACATGATCTGAGGAGGAAATGAAAAATATCTTGGAATCTTTCTGCATCTTAATAGTATCACGGAAAAATCGGACATATCGGACAAGTTTATATGGAACTATACGATTTCGTATGTTTTTTCAAAAATATCAGGCTTGCAAGGGTAAAATTCTCCATTTACTCCTTTTATTATAAAATCATTTATAGATACGTTCATATATCCCTCTAAAGTTTTTATTTTCATGATTACATGAGGTGAAGATTTTCCTGCTCTCCAAGCATCATCGATAATTTCATATATAAGCGATTTCCCAACAAATGCTTTTATTTCATCTAAGTTAATGCCATTCCATCTAATAGCTTCAACAATAATAGGTATCTTTCTATATTTTGCCATTTTTATACCTCCGTATTATTTTAATTTGCCATATAGCGGTCAAATGCTTTTCTTACGCTATCCTCTGTGTTTCCACCACCGATTCTATCAGCAACCTTGTTCCATGATAATTTTTCAACAAAACGTAAATTGATGATCCTTCTTATACGACTGTCCTGAACGCTTGCAATAAATTCTTCGACTTCATTATTTTTTTGCAGTAAATCGTCCTCTAAAAGCTGTAAAGTAGCCTTTCTGGAATAAAGCAGTGTCCGTTTTCTGCTGTACTCTGGATAAGGGAATCCTTCAATACGAAAATGTTCAGTGCCGCCGCATCCACCTGATACGCTGTCAACAACATTCCCATCCGATTCAATTTTTCTGATATCCGATTCAAGTTTTTTAATCTTCTGCTGTACTTCTTTGATTTCTTCCTGTAAATCTATGTATTGAGATAAAACCTCTTTAGTCACCATAATCAATACCTCCGTCCGAAAGAGAATGGGTTTTGAATTGCTTCTACTTTTGCTACCCTGTTTCCGTTTGTAATTCGCAATGCAAAGTTTGAAAATACATCAGGCACATCATCTAACTGTTTTTTTCCTGAAACAGAATACCTTTTCAGTAACGACATCATTACACCGTATGGTTCGTTAGGCTTATACAATGATGGATCTTTGAATATTACGTGTTGTAAAATCCAGTTAGAGCACTGGAAAATTCTTGCTTCTTTGTTTGTCTCTGTCGGTGTGTCTGTGATGTTGCATATCCATCCTTTACTCTCTACACGCTTATTTACTTCCATTGCCACACGGTCACCGCCGGCATTACGCTCAAATTCGCACTCTTGCACTTTATTATTAACAAGTACATTTGCAGCATTTTCATACTGCATCTCATAATCCGCAGTATTGTCACAAACAGCATCCACACAGTAATAATCTTCTCCGTACTTTTGCAATACCGGAAGAACAAAAAAGTCGGTTCCTTTTCCCTTGGTATCGCATTGCCCGGTAATAATTTTCGGTTCTCCATGTGGAAGATTAAGATAACGTCTGATTTTTTCTTCCGGGAATAACAATCCCTCACGTTCAATAGGCTCTTGCTTGTAAAGACATCTATAAGAGATTTCATCCATGAGTAATTGTTGATCTTCAAAAAAAGCAACCGTAAATCCGGAAAATTCGTAGTCAAAATTGCTTAATCCTGTTTTTGGGTCAATATCCGGCACTGCAATTACTTTTACTCTCGGATTCCCTTCATACATATTTTGGATCCGACCGATTACATCATTTACGCTCCACCTGGTAGCAATATGGATCTCTTTGCAATTCTTTCCGTCAGTATCTTGTGTCTTTCTTTGTCTTGCATCTACCGCATACTTGTCCCACAATTTATCCAAAATTATAGGATTCATAGCTTCTTCGATGCCACCGATCATGTCATCTACGAACAAAAACTTTGATGCACGTACTTTACCAGCATTTTTACTTCCTACGGATGTACACTGAACGGATGGAAATGGTTTATATTTGCCGATGTTAAACTGCTCCATTTTTGCGTTAGTACTGGTAACAGAAAGATTTGGGAAAATTTCATTCCAAGTGTACTCGTCAGAATTTGTACAAATATCGTACACACCATCATAGTACATACGTGTAATGTCTCCACTGTGTGAGTAAAAAAGGTTGAAATCTCTCGGAAACCATCCTGCTACCAACGCATTCAGCATTTTCTCGACCGTGGTTTTTCCGGCACCAGGGATAAGTGACACGCAGAGAATGTCGTATTTATCATCAATCATGCCTTGAATAGCATCCATTAGACCGATTTTAAGAAATTGCTTTCTACGTGGCATATAGAACCGCTCTCTAGGTTCTCTTTTCTTTTCCAAATAGCGGTAGGCACTGTCCACAACCTTATTTTGTGCTTCCAGTAGGAGAACATCGTACAATTTATCTGTCAGAGAATAGTGCGTCTTGTTTGCAAAGGAATACTTTTCCAAATCCCATATGGTTCCTCCGGTTCTATCCATGCAGAAACGCTCTACAATGCCTTTAGAACGGTTTGTTATCTGTAAGCCATAAGTTATATCCTTTTCACCGTTTATAGCCACTCTACAGGCTTCTATGTACGCATCAATGACCTGTTCATCAATTCCCTTGCGCTGTATGTAATTGTCATAGCTGTTTACTGCCGATATAAGGCTCTGACTTGCCAATATAAAAGAGCCTCCTTCCCTAAAATTTTGGAAATTTGGCTCTCTGCGTAGGCACTCTACGACTGGTGCTCTGAAATGCTATATTTATCTGCCATATACGGCATTATTGTTCCACTCGACTTCCTGTTCATCAAGATATTTATGGCGTACCATATACCTCTGTATCTGCGATTCCGGGTAATTTACAATCTGTCCTGTCGTTCTCACATACACATCATGGCTTGCTTCTGCTCCTAAGAGTGATTTACACCAGCTTTTAACCACAACACCTATCTGTTTTTCCTCGACAACAACAATATCTCCGAAACAAAATTTCATCGTTCTACTCCGATTATATTGATTTTCCCACACTTTGGACATTTGATTTCAGCCTGTCCGTTGAATTTACCTAACAGGCGGTTGCATTTGCTACAACGATGTTCGGACAGTTTTACATAAAAACATTTTTTCAAAGCTTCCTCGTCTTCCTTTGTATCTGCCACTACAATCGGGTCTTCTCCCAGTGTTGTACATTCAATTTTTACATTTTCAATATTACCGATGTTTTTAGGTGTGACCTGTCGAAACGCATCACGTTCTATGCTCTCAATTACTGCCGTCATACTCATTTTTTCATCCACCTACTTTCATATCAAGCATATATAATATTTCCTGTTCGGATACTTCTTTTGCTCCTTCTCTAACATGAAACAGTATTTCCATTAGTTGTTGATTATCTTTATCCGTCATTCTGTTTTTATCAATTGTTTCATCGATGCAGTAATATAAACAATTCCCATATCCAACACCTAAACGACTTCCATAAAATGATTTTCCAACAATATCATAATTTTCAGTTTTTAAAATATCGTGCTGATAATCTAAATCGCACCACTTTTTATTATCTTCCAGTTTCTTTTGAAGATATTTTAAGAAATCTACTACTCTTTCTTCTCTATCACTGATGTATAATATCGTGTCTTTCATTTTATTTCACAATCCTTCTGCTTTCTTCCATCACTTTACAGTTCCTTGCAAAATCTCTTTCAATAAAACTTTGCGGTATCCTTCCAAAATTTTCCAAAGCGTACTTATCTACCGCTTCTTTGGAAACATCTATACCAAAATTTCGTAATGCTTCTGTTTGCGGTTGATAATCTGATAAAATTTTATTCATTCTTCATCCACTCCTCAAACTCTTTCCGGCATTTAGGGCATAAGTCATAATTTTTCTCTTCTGTTGAAGTTTTACTATTCAATAATACGCCACAAATACCAAGACTGTATGAAGTTTTCTGTGTTTTAGTATTTATAATTGTGCTGTAATTATATTCAATTTCAACACCGCATCTGTCACACGTATGCCATTCAGATAAATGTTTCATATCACACCTCGTATCCTTCTTTACGGCACTGCTCTTTTATGGTTTCCGGCAACTCAATCCCTTTTTCTTTTACGTATCGAACCATTTCCGCTATTTTCTCCTTGCTGATTTTTTCTATGATTTCAGAATCTTTCAGTCCTGATTCTCGCAATTTTAATATCTCGTTCCATTTTGAACCTTCTATCTTTGAACAATATTCTTTGCCGTAACTGATTTTATGGTATACATCTATCACTCTTGCATCTATGTCTTCTTTCCAAGATAAAGTTAAGCAAAAATGAGCGTTTTCGCAGTTTTCGCAATTCAAAGGCATATTTACTAATCCTCACTCAATATCCGTCATTATTCTCAATAAGCCATTCTTTCAATGCAACGTGTGCTTTTGCGAAGCATAATTCCATGTCCGTATCATTTTCATGTACGAGAATCGCATCATCACCATCTCTTCTACACTCAGGATAGTCGTTTGCGCATCCTCGTTTGTAAATATAGATTCCCCAGTCACATATCTTGCTATATGTTATTTCAAGATGCATCGGAAAATCTTGTGTCTTTTCATCAAAAAACTTTAAGAAATCATTCATCCTCATATCCTCCGTAACCCATGCAGACGGAATCGAACCGCCGACACACATCCTATGCGGATGCTGTTCTACCACTGAAACTATACATGGGAATCGCACCGTAAAACCTTTTATGGCTTGCGCTTGCCATAACCAAATGTGCACCGCCTACTTGTCACTGACTATCCACAATCTCACAGTCTTGTCTGTTCTCTACTTCATAGGCTTGGTTTTCGCTAAACATATGTGGCTTACGTTTTAGCTAGGGAATAGTTGCACGGAGAGTCGAACTCCGTCAGACCAAACCATGCCAATGCATTTCAAATCTGCAAATTCTACTTTGCAAAGAGTTTTCTGTTCCCGATAATACAACTACTATCCATATATTTCCCATCGACCTGAACTATTGCAGTAGTACCAGACTAAGTGGAGATAAGGATAAACGCCGTACACAGGATTTGAACCTGCAAGCCTTTTACAGCCAACGGTTTTCAATACCGCTCCCTCACCACCCGGACATACGGCGAATATAGCAGTGTAGTGGAACTGCTATATCCGAAATTGCTTTTGCCACTACTTTGTACAATCTCATGCGGACTTTCTATACCGCTTACGGCAAACCTTTTCCCAGGTTGATTGTCGTAAGTTTAGCGCAGATACAAGGACTCGAACCTTGACAGCATTTCTGCTGGATAGCTTAGCAAGCTACTGTGTTACCATTACACCATATCTGCGTATCGGTGGTTTTTTACTTGGTTATCACCACCCAAGGATCTTTTAGTCAGCCGCAAGCGGCTCTATCAAGTTCCCATGAGATAAACATTAACCGGTGTATTTATCCCCTATGCTTCTGTAATGAGCATACTCGGAGTGTACTTGCAACAACACCCATTGTGACGAAGGGACTCGAACCCATACCACACAGTTTAGAAGGCTGTTGCTCTCTCCATTTGCGCTACGTCACAATGTGCGTTTCCATAAGCTGTATGCCTACATTTAAGGAGCTGACGCAGCGCAACACTTATGGCTATTTTTTTAATGTAGGGCATCCGCCAGTCACCTACGTGTTGAGTTGGGAGCGACCCAACCCCGTGGGGAAAGAAGGAGTCGAACCTTCGGTGTTTCTAATGTCACGGTTTTACAGACCGCTGCAATCGCCACTATGCGAATTTTCCCAAAACCTGTGCCGTATAATCACGACTAAACTTCTGGCACACCTATCTGCTACCTACCGATTATTGCAATCACGGTATCGTCTTATCGACGCAGATAAAGTTTTTCACCGCTATATGGTTGCAATGCTTCAAGCGGTTACGTGGAAAAACCTCACGAGCCTTGCGACGGCTCTTAACAGCATTCCGCTATGAGGTGAAAGGAGTATTCCATGTAGATGGAATATTCGCAGATGGCAAAGACCGAAAGAAGAAAACATCTGCGAAACAGGACTACCAGGATTCGGACCTGGGAATGCAGCAGTCAAAGTGCTGTGCCTTACCGCTTGGCGATAGTCCTAAACTCCGGGAGAGAGACCATCTGCTCCCGGATTATTTTCGTGAAACACCCTATATTGCTTTATCTAAAAAATTTTCACGCCTGTGCACGGTACTTTAAAAAACTTGGTGTTGTCGAACGCATTATTCCATTTTTCGTTTCCCACACACAGGCTACATACACTCTTGATGCCTTGATTTCTCTGCCACATATCCAATGCCAACACAACACCAGATATTTAGCAATAACAATGGCTTTATGAATTTAACCCATTCAAAATTGTGATATGGGATAATTCGCATAATCTCCGGTAACCACATAGGCTATACCCACGCGAAAGTTATTCCAAATGCAAGAAACATTGCAGTTGCAAAGAAGAATACTCCGTCTGATGCCGTTTTCTGCTTTGGAGCATATAATGCACTTGCTATTGCGAAAAACGCCATTACTGCAGTTGTCATAATTTTCAAAATTATGAATAAAATCATGTTAACTCTACCTCCCACACAAAGTAATTTGCAATCAGCAATATCAATCCGAACGCAATGCCAAGCACTCTTGAAATCGTATCTGCACTAGAATCCCGTGCAATCTGAAAATAACTTCCGCAAATAGTAAGTAATGCTGTTGAAGAACATACTTTTAAGAATTTCCTGATTATGTTTTTCATTTTTTCTTCGTCCTTCCTTCAATTTCATCGATCATTGCCATTACCAGTGCTTTGGCAAACTGACTATTGTTGTGCATTTTAATCAGCAGATTGCCTTGACGGATAAGATATTCCCAGTCTTCATCCGTTTTCGGATTAGCACACTCTTTATGGATTTTCCAAACCTCTGTGTAGATTTCTTTAATCTCCGGTGGCAATTCACATTTCTCCTTAACTGGTAAATCTTCTTTAGGCTCTTTATCAAGTCTGCTCTTTTGGTGCTCCATCTGACAGCTAACCATTTCCGTAACGTTCTCACGGTCTCTCTTAATTCCGTGACCTTGCAGAAATAATTCGCATTGCAGGACTTCACCGCATTTTGAACATTCGTCTTTTATCTCTTTCCCAAATATCTGCATACACTTAATCTCTACCAGTGACTACCGCTCTTAAAAATACTCCGATGATGAACAGGATATACACCCATGCAGGAGCATGTAATTGAAACAGTATCCATGCTAAAACTATGTAAATGAAAATCATGTAGTACACCTCCTAAGGGTCTTTTTTATTTTTGAGAATTTTTTAAAAATCATCCACATTCTCTGTAAAACTTTTCTTCCCGTCCGTCATCATAAATAACTCTTGCAATCGGTTCTGCAGAATGATCCACTTTCTGGCACTTTGGAATACTAAGCATATCTACTCGGTTCTTTATAACCTTGATGTGATTGTCTCTCAGGTATTCTTTGTAGTACCACTTGTCAGATAGCTTGTTTCCACCGGAAATGTTTAGTTTTTGCTCACATTCTTTCTTGCCTATCTTTCCAGTTTTGTACTCCTCTAAAATTTCTAAATAGTTTGATACCGGCAACATTTTAGGTCTTCCTGTTTTCTCCGCTCTTTTTATGACCCTTATGTTTAATGATCCATGTGCAATTTGATGGCAAACATGGCAAAGAGGTACAATGTTCCCTATATTGTTTGTTCCTCCCAATGCCAAAGGCACTACATGGTGATACTCTACATCCAAATTACTTCCACAGTTACAGCAAACTGTTCCAAGCTTATCTTTAAGTTCGTCCTTAAATGACGGTCTGTTAAATTGCAATTTGTTTTGTGTGTAAGATAACTCCATGTTAGTATCACCTCCTGTCGAAGCCTTTTTATTTTTTGGGTAGTTTACTGTACTTAATAGGGCGGGTTTCCGAATTTCTATAAACTCCCTCCCCCATCATCACCAACATATTTCAACTATGCGCAAAATTCGTGCTTCGCGCAGTCTTTATTGACACATCCTTAACTATCCCATATTTTCGCACGTTTCCTAAGTTGTTGCTATTCATTCGCATTTGTGTTGTTGCTGTCATACGCTCCGGAATCGGTCAACATTGATGTATTTTGTCCAAAATTTGTGTCTAATCGTGGAAGTTGGTCGGCTGTCCTGGTTATCTTGTGTACAATCTCTTGCTGTGTGGTCTGTTTCCTTCCGTGGTCGTTGTTTAATCGTTCCGTTGCTCCCAGCGCATTTCGCAGATTAAAAGCAACAAGCTGATCACAATCTGCATCATCTAACCAATTTACAAAAGCTTTTCTGACCTCGTCCATGCTCGATGTACTTGATTTAGTCCTCCATGCACTTAAAGCCTGTTTAGATATCCCTGTTAATATCTTAAATGTATCAGCTGTAGCAGTCATATCATAAGCATTAGCTAACTCCCTAAGATATAAATAAACCTCATACAGTAAATCTATATTGTACGCATTGTAGTTAGTCAGCATTTGGTTAATACTATTATCAACTACGTTTTGGGGTATATCCTTTAATACGTTACTAGGTCTTATATAATTATTATATATATATTGCATGGCACCATTAAAAACCGGTTGCCGTTGTGATCTCATGTCATCGATGCCATAAGCTGCACAATAATCGTCAAAGTATTTCCGGATATTTTTTTTAATCTCGTCAATGTTTGGAATCTCTCTGACGTCCTGCACCGCTCTGCACCTCCTGAAAAACTGCAATAAAAAAATCACTAAGCACCACTTAATAAACCCATGTTTTTTTTAATCTCCTCCACAGATCAGGCAAAACATAAATTTACAAAAGTGATCAGCTAGTGACTTCTGATCGTTTCCGGTCTGCCGGCTCCGGTGGTCTTGGTTACAATCTGGGCGGCTGCGTATCCAGAGGGGGTTGGATTTGCTCCGCTGTCACTCGCACCGTGTTAACGTCGGCTCCCTAACTGCTTTTATCATACCATAAGTGCTATTTATAAATCCACAACATAATATCACAACCTTTTGCGCATTTGACAATTTGTTATTGTGGTATGTCTGCCGGTGATCCTGAGTATATAAAAATCATATGCTTAAAAAATATCATCCGGTTAAATTTGACAAATGGGATTTTTTGACAGACAGATAGGTGATTTTTGCAGATGGGTACATGGTGGCAGCTGGTTGGCTCTAGTATTTATATATACTTGGTTATACAATGTCTTTCTGCACTTATTTATTTTTATTTTATCTAACCTTTATTTTATCTAATCTCCTTTTATTTAATCTGCGTCTACAAAATGTCTACAATTTGTCTACAAAATTTAGCACGTTAAAACAACACAGTGAAAATAGATCAAGAAAAGCAGGCTGTTACACCTGCTTAATTCCTGTTTATGCTATTGCTCTTTCTGTTCTTCTTATCCGTTCCGCTCTCGCTGTGGTCCGGTCAATTAGTGCCCTGTCACCGTATGCGGTTTTGCTGGCTAATAACTCCGGATCTGTCATGCTCTCCAGTGCTTGGAGCGTTTCCGCTTGCACCGTCTCCAGTGCCTGGAGTTCTGCCAGGTTAAATTCTTTCAGCCTTTCGGATTCCACGTTTTCCAGTTGCTCCCGGTAGTACCGGAAGAACTGCCGGACGTTTGAGCGGATCCGGGCGGCTTTCTTTGCTGTGATCTGCTCCGGTGTTCCTGTCATTTCGTTCGCTCCTTTTCTCTTTGTATTCGTTCCATACCTTGTTTATAAATTTCTTCCGCTTCTTTCCTCTTGCGCTCTACCCATTCAACATTGCTTTCATCTGGCCGCTGTCCGGGTAAACCTGCCCATTTCGGAGGATGTTTAACAACTGGCGCAACTTCTCCGTGCTCTCTAGCGGCTCTTTCTGCCGCTGTTTTGGCTTGTAAAGCGTGTAGCCGTTCATTTGCCTGCATGAGTGCGATTTTCTCGTTTAAGGGGCTTCTAGAGCCTGTCACGGGCGTTTCTTTCGGTTGCTCTGTCACTGTCTGCGGTTGTACTGGTTGCAATGCTGTGATCACGGCACCTATAACAAACTGGTTTACACTTACACAGTTCTTTTCTGCCTGCGCTTTGATCTGCGGTTCTAGGTCTTTCGGGAATCTAATCATTTGGTTAAATGTTTCCGACATTTTAGCACCTCCTTTTCTTGTGATATCATTAATGTGATATCATTAGTTTTTTATGATATCATTTGTGTGATATCATTGTTGTGATATCATGATATCACTATAACATTTTGTGCCTTATGTGTCAATATGTTTTTGTGCCTTATTTTAATATTTTTTCGTCATGCTCCAGTTTTTCCGCAACAGCTAATTTTATAAAATCATTTACACTCTTATAACCTAATTTATTAATACGGTCTTTTGTGCCAGTTGCAAAACGGCAATTCACCCGTTCAAATTTGTTGTCGTATTTGTAAATTGCTTTTCTTGTTGCGTCTGTTGTTTTTCGCTCCATTGTTTGCACCTCCTTATATAAATGTATCTTTATTATATTTGTTTGTGCCTTATATGTCAATATTATTTTTTTATCTACTATAATATAATCATGTTTCTTTTTGTGCCTTATACATTATGTACAACAAAAGTGCTTATTTTGTGCCTTATATTTGTATATTATTGCGTCTTGTTTTTGTGCCTTATATCTGTTATAGTTATCTCAACAAATAAATAAAGCCGGTGACAACCTACCAAGCGACCACCGGCACCCAAAAAGAAAGGCACCCCAATTATAACACGGGTGAAAAGGTAAAAGCAATATGAGAAAGAATGAATTATTAGAAGCAATCAACAAAATCAAGGCAAGAAGCGCATGGAATAAAGGTGTAAAGATCTATGCTTATGAGCTTGTAGAAGCTCTGGAAGTTGAAGATATCCCGCAGGACAAAACAGAGTTAAAAAGGCTTTTACTGAATGGCGCCGCTGACTGGAAACAGTACAGTTGGGGCGGCTGCTCTCTGATTTATGATTGTGACATTGCCGAACGTCTCTGTTGTCCGTCTGAGTTAAAAAAGGTTTGTGGCGGAGAGAACAAACCAAACAGATCTGAGAAATGGTTAGACACACAGGCAAGAGCATTAAGCCATTCTTTTGATATAATTTATCATATTGTTAAATTTAGCAAGTAAGACAGGCTTACAACCGGGATCAAGTCCCGGTCTTGCTCTTACCCGGAAACGGGAAAAATTGAAAATATGGAGGAACAAGAAAATGAAAATTATAGAAATTTCGGCAATGCCTGACGGCACAGAAATACAACTAGAGGATTGGCACGACAAAAACACAAAAGATTATAATGATTTATACGGTTATGTAATAGGTGTATATCCAGTTGCTAAAAATTCCGGTCGTTTGGGTTGGGTAAAATCCGGAGAAAAATTTAGAATATCAATTAGTTATAATAAATTTGCAAATTATACCGATGAAATGGTGTTGAATGATTTTGAAGCGTTAAAAAATGGAGAAAAAATATTATCAGATTTAAAAGATCATTTTTTTAATAACTTTAAAGATCAATTTTATTTAGGAATTATAGATTTTGAACCTTGACAGCCGCCGCAGAGGATGCACGCCGGATCACTACCGGCGGCGGTTTTATGGGTGGAATTTACCCAAAAATTAAAAATGGGAGGTTGACATAGGATGAAAGAAAAGAACCTTGAAAGACTTTACAATCTGTTAGACCGTGCGGAACGAGAGCACGACACGGAGATAGCCGCCGCACTACGGTGGGCGATTTTTGAACTGGAAAACAGATAAAAGACGGCTTGCAACCGTCTTTTTGTCGTGTTCCGTTGGATCTGCTGCCGTCTGGCGGTCTATTTGTGTTACTCTTCCACCGGATCCGGTCAGATCCTGCGCCAGGATGTATTGACGGATTGCGCTTTCTTGGTGTAAAATCAAATATTACAAGGGGATTATACAAAATGCGAAAATTGGGAATCGGTCATGTATATGATATCATGGAGAGCGTAGCGGATGCCGGGGAACGGTTGGAAACCGTTATAAGGGTGGAGAGTGCCGCCGGTGGTCTGTCTCCGGAATCTGCGGAGCTGTTGCGGTCTGCTTATGATTCCATGCTTTCGGCAGTCGGAGACCTTGCGAAATCTGCGACACGGTGACCGGGTGACAAGTCCAGGACTAGCACCGCAAAAGTGCACAGGTGTTCCACACCTTGAATCGGTCTGAAAAAATCTGCGAAAAAACTCTGAAAACGGATTTTTCAGCTTGAAAAGTGCTACCCCGGGGGGATTGAAAATTTTTAGCACGAAAATTGTAGAAAAATTTTTCTTTCAAAAACCTCTGAAAACGAGATTTTCGGTTGAAAATGCAGACCTACGGGGGTATCAAAAGAAACACATTTAAATTTTTTACGAAAAAAGTCTCAAATAATGAGATTTTTAATAAAACCTAGAGGGGGAAATATTATGGCACTTATTAAATGTCCTGAATGTGGCAAAGATGTATCTGACAAAGCAGAAGTATGTATTCACTGTGGATATCCATTAAAGGCAGAAACAAATCAAAAAGAATCTGATGAAAGACCTTATACGAAATGTCCAAAATGTGGTGCAAAGAATGAAGAGGGTGTAAAAACTTGTAAAGTATGTCACCACGTTTACACAGATTCAGAGTACATACTTATAACACCGGAAAAACGTAATAATACTTTGGCAGAAATTCAAAACAATAATGTGCATGAATTTCATGGAGTATACAGATATAGCCTTTTTAAGGGAAAGCAAGAAGTATATTGTCCAAGATGCCACAGTCAGAATTGCTCTCACTACAAAGAGCAGAGAGTTATTCCGGGAAAAACCAAGACAAAATATACAGCTAACCTGAATCCTTTAAAACCTTTTACTTTGGTAAATAAAAAAGAAAAGGTAATTCGTCAAGACCAAGTTGTTACAGATAACAAATTTATGTGTAATGAATGTGGAAAAATATTTTATTGATTTTAAGGGCATCCGAAAGGGTGCTCTTATTTTTTATGTTGCGAACCCATGTTCTGCATGATATAATATGTGTCAGTTGGGAAGTCTTGCACCACGTCCGGAGAGTGAAAGCTGATTAGACAGCCTAGATTGTAACCAAGACCCGGAATAAAGACAGACCAAAAAAAGATTGGAAGTTCGCTACTCCAACAGTAACAGGGGTAGTGGGCTTATTTTTATGCTCTTCTGCCCTCTCATATAAGACTACGGGAGGTAATGAAAATGAATGAACTGGAAGTATTTAGCAACAATGAATTTGGTGAGGTAAGAACCGTTATGATTGATGGGAAACCTTATTTTGTAGCAACTGATATAGCAAAAGCACTTGGATATAAACGACCATCGGATGCAATTTCTGCTCATTGTAGGTATACGGCAAAATACAGTATACCTCATCCACAAAGTGAAACCAAAACGATAGAGGTAAATGTGATTCCAGAGGGAAATATGTATAGGCTTATTTCTCACAGTGAATTACCATCTTCTGAAAAGTTTGAAAGTTGGATATTCGATGAGGTTTTACCATCCATTCGCAAAACCGGAACATATTCTTTGGAGCAGTCTACACCGAATGTACCTATGACTTATCGTGATGCTGTGGCACAACTTTTGGAAAGCCTTGACCGGGAAGAGGAATTGAAAGCACAGCTTGATACTTCCAAGGACTGGTACTCTATTAAACGTGTAGCGGCTCTGAATGGTGTATCATGGAAACGTTTTGACTGGAGAAAGCTGAAAGCTACCGGAATTACAATGGGATATGAAGTAAAAAAGATATTCGATGCAAATTATGGCGAAGTGAACACTTATCACAAGTCCGTATGGGAAAAGGCATATCCGCAGTATGAATTGTAAAATAGAAATTCTCTTTAGAAATAGGGCTGAAACGGCTCTATTTTTATTTTTCTAAAAAAACTCTTGACTTGTAACTCGTAACGCTATATAATGTAACTCGTAACAAGGAGGTGATAATCATAGCACCTAAGAGCAGAGCCGATTACATGAAAAAGCGGAGGGAGAATACCAAAAACTTTAGTGTCGAAATTGAAAAAGAGAAGTTTGACAAGTTAGAAGAAAAACTCTCTGAAAAAGGAATCACTAAAAAGGAATGGTTTAATACCAAAGTTGATGAAGAAATCGGTAACAATTAAAAAGTGATTGCCAGTCCGCAAAAAACTTTAGCAATCACTCTTCTGCACCACTCTCAAAGAGATGGTAAATCTATAATACCATTTTTCCGAGAGAGAATCAACAGAGATTTCGGTAACTGTATGCCGTGTCCAAATAACCCGTATTCACGGTAGCGAACAAGTAGCGAATAATGTCACTGAAAACGGCACAGTGGCAAGAAATTTGAAATCTCTGCAATCATAGGGCACAGCTTATCTCCCCACCCCATAACAGATAGGTTGTGTCCTATTTTCACAGAAAAGGAGAAATGACGCATGGAAGAATTTGCAAAAATGATTTATAGCCAGTGGCAGAATGAGGATAACACCATAAGTTGGGATGATTACAACGAAGTAATCGGAAAATTGTATGAAATTCTCAATAGCGAGTTAGCTGATAACATAGAGAGAACAATAAACAAGAGAGTATGGAAAGTCCAAGAGAATGCTTTTATTGCAGGATTTTCTTATGCTTGCAAGTGCCTGTCTAATGGCAAGGTAAATATTTGTGTGGATGGAGGTAAAAATAAATGAAAACCTTTACATTGATTTCCATTCCAAAGGAACGGTACGAACACATGGTAGAATCATACAGTGCCGTGGTAGCTGAAAATGAAAGACTGAAAGATAAATTGAAGCGAATTGAAAGGCTGGTGAAAGAATATGACGGAACTGGTAAACGTTGAGGGAACAGAGTTATCTGTCAGAGAATATAATGGACAGAGAGTGGTTACTTTTAGGGATATTGACGAAGTACATCAAAGACCAAGCGGAACTGCGAGAAAAGCTTTTAACAGAAATAAAAAGTACTTCGTCCTTAATAAACATTACTTCGTCCTCCAGGTGGACGAAGCCAAAACAATTTTTAATATTAGTGCGCCAAACGGATTGATTGTATTGACAGAAAGAGGATATTTAATGGTGACAAAGCCGTTAAATGATGAATTGTCATGGAAAGTACAAGAAATGCTTATTGATGGATATTTTGAAGGCTTGAAAAATAAACAATCTACACCTACTGCCACCACGGCAATCGAGGAAAAGCCGACATTAGAGTTTGAAACAGACTGGTTCTGCATCAACCGTGGCAAAATCAATTACATCTGCCGTTGCTACGACATTACATCAAAGGAATATATGCACCACTTACTTGAAGTTTTGGGAAGAACGTATAATTTTGATGAAGCAAAGAGAATTTACAGCGCAACGACCGGAAACTGGAAATGCAGAAATTCCGAAGTAATCACCTACTTCCCACAGCTTTCAGACCTTGCATCTAAAATTCTTCAGAAAGACTTAGAGGACTGTTCAAAAGAAGAGACCCCATAACAGGGGTCTTTTCTATGCCATTATTTCCATGTATCCGTTTATCAATTCATCGGCCAACGCAAACACTTCTCTTCCGTAGGTAGCCAAAAAGTCGGCAACAATCTCTTCAGTTTGAATGTCCATAGTCAAATTGTAGGACAAGCAGAACGCATGGCACAATTCATGGCACAGCACACGGTCATAGAAATTACCATGAATCATATTTGATATGTAAATATCTCTTGTGTTCCTGTCTGTCATGCCAAACGTATATGTACCGTCAGAGCGCATCAACATAGGGCTGTGACTTTCTACAAGCCTTAAATTCCAGTCCATTCCATTTACCGTGAACAACTTACCACCTCCAACATAAAAGGGGCTAAATAAGCCCCTTAATTGTTTTAACCGATTTTTGTTACCAGTGCAGACAGCTTATTCCGCAGTACCGTCTTTTCTTCCGGTGTTGCATCGTTGATGATCTCCGTCATGTCGTTTGCAAGTTCGGTCATGTATGTGTTCAGGTCACGGACTTTTGCTTCTTTGTCCTGCTGTGTATTCGCCTTATGCAGTTCCTTATTTTCCATATAGGTTCTGCGGCTCATTCCACTTCTGCCCTCTCTTGCATCACGCATACCGGATGAAGAAGTTTCCGTGTAGTACATACGTCCCATGTCTCTGTCCATGTCACGGTGATACATTTCCGGAGTCATGTGATAATAGGGTGGTTCTTCATAACCTCTGCGGTAGGTTCCACGACCTTTAGGTGCAAATCTGCCGTCAGCATAGCGGTAATGGTCATAGTACCGTTTGCCACCGTCACCGTAACGATCAAAAATTTCCACGACTTCGTCCGGGTCATATTCCTGCATGGTTTTGGTCAGTTCCCGGTAGTACATGGCTTCCGATAAGTCTTTCATCATGTCGATGACCTTTCCCATTTCGCAAGTGTCTACATGGTCGATTCCTTTGTCAAACTGCGTTTTAGCGCATTCAGAAAGTTTCTCAATCATTTCATGCATTCTTTTAACATCCATGATTTTTCACCTCCTACGCTTCACGAACGGCAATTAAATTACTGTTCTGTACCTCAATAGCCTGTGTGGAAGTGTTCTGAACAGCTACTGTACTGCAACATCCACGAGGAACATCAATGTAAGCCTGTGCAGAAACGTTGAAAAAGGTCTCTGCGGCTGCCGGAGTTACAATCATTCTTGTGGACTGTAAAGGTTCCCCGTCTACTGCCAGCGCAAGAGAGATTTCCCCAACAGTTCCACCCGTGGGAATCTGAATGTTGCCGGAATAACTTACAAGGAATCTTGCACGACACTGATTAGTGATACCTCTTAACTTCACAATTCCGGATCCCTCTCTATGATTGATACAGTTACTTCCATTTACGGCAGTTTCGGTAAAAGCAACGTCTGCTCCTGCTGCCACAGTCTGTAATGCTACTGCTGTATATTCAGCCATAATAAAAATACCTCTCTTTCAAAATCAAAGGGGCAAACCATATAGTCTGCCCCATGTTGTCAGTAATTCTGCATAGCAGACATAACCTTAAGGTTAAGTTACTCGATATGCAGTTTTAGCATCCGCAACCAGTGTTGCAACCGCATCCGTAATATACATTAGGGTTGGGAACCTGGTATGCAGGAATGGGTGTAGGGTTCACAGCGTTAATGATCTGCTGTGTCTGTGCACTCATGGCAGTAGTCAGAAGAGCATTCTGACGATCCTGAGAAGCGGCTCTGCGCAGATCGTTGTTCTCTGCCTGCAGAGTAGCGATCTTATCCTGGCATAAGTAGTCAAGGATTGCTCTTGTACCTGCATTCTGGCTGTCGATAATGTCACGAGTGTTGTTATTCATGGTGTTCTGCAATGCGCAAGTATTCGTTGCCATATTGTAGTTTACACCCTGGATAGCTTCACGGGTGTCGCAGCAACATTGTGCTAACTGTGCCTGTAAAGCGTTAGCATTCTGCATTCCTGCTACGGTGTCGGCATTGATAGCCTGTTGGATGCCATAGCCAGTCTGTAAAATGTTGGTATTTACGCCATTAAATCCGGTAAGCATACCGTTGTTTACAGCGTAGAATCCGTCACACAGACCGTTGTTGATTCCGTCCAGTTTACCGATGATAGACTGGGTGTCGAACCCTCTTTGCAATGCAGAATCGGTGTAATAACTGGAATTAGAGCCATTACCGCCCCAACCATTACCGCCCCAACCGCCAAAAGCAAAGAAAAGGACGAAAATAATAATCCACCATGCACCATCGTCACCCCATGCACCGTTGTTTCCATATCCGCTGTTGGCAGGCATAACAGGCATGGTAAAGGGAGTATTGTTACTCTCAAACATAATTTTTACCTCCATATAAGATTTTTTATACTTAATCTTGCAAGAATTTAGTATCTACTTCATAGGAAATTGACGTTTGAATTTATCAAATTCAGAATCAAAATCTACGCCACGTTCCTTAGCAATATTTCTGCCAAAATTTTCAACACCTGATATGTCACCTTTTTGCGCCATTCCCATTACATTTCTAATCATGGGGTTTTGCATCATCTGACTATTTCCCATAATCCCTTGAATTATTTGTTGTGGATTTCCCATCCCTTTGAGCATCTGCATAGGATTCATCATTTTCATTCTACATCATCCTTTCTTTGCGATTGTGGAGTTTTCCTTTGCGTTTGCGAAGTTTTCAACTGTTCAATCTTTTGTTCCAGTTCATCGAAACGCTTCATAAATACCGCTGTGGCTTCGTCTGATAGGTCAAATTTCGCCTTTTCTGTGTCTGACGGTAAATTGTTATGGTCTGCATCTAAAACAGGCTTATATAGCCTTGTATAGATTTTTCCATCTGCTCCCCAGGATTTAGCATAGATCTCCGACAAGTCCTGTTTTGGGAAGAATGCTGTGTTGCCATCCATAGGAACCTCATTCGGTGCTATGCACTCTTGCACCGGTACAATACGACCGTACATCTGTACTGCGTTTTGCTGTGGCTGTTGCATAAACTGCTGTTCCTGTTGTGGCATAAACTGTCCGTACATAGGTGTTCTATACTGCGGATTGAAATAGTTCGGATTCATAATCTGCTGCGGCATGGCTGTTTTCCCTTTCTTCCATTGATTCTATCTGTTTCGCAATTTCAACTTCATCAAGTGTCTGATATGTCGGCTTGTTCATAAGTCCCAACGGACTGAAATTCATAAGCATTACCCGTTTCTCCTAAAACTTCCTCGATCACATGAACCATGATTGATTGATACTTAATCGGCACTTCCCTTGTACGTTCTTTGCTGAATATATGTTCCAGTGTTTCATCTGAAAATTTGAATTTTCCCATAAGGTCATCCCTCCTTATGCTTAAATTTTGGCATAAAAAAAGACGGTCTACCCGTCATGTATCCGTCACATTTCATTCACTATAAAATTATTGGAATCTTTGCAAAAAACTCCTTTCGTTTTAGGCTTGACTACTATTTTGACTACTATTCGACTACCCGTTGCCCGGGAATGCCCATTTTATCAGCTTTTTCGAGTGGAAGCAAGGGGGCTCGAACCCCACTCTATTACTCTTACTTTCCGCA